TTCAACGGCAACTTCGCCGGTGGCGACGGTGTTTCGCTGTTCGGTTACAACGCCGCGCTGGCGCGTGTGGGTCACCCGTTGGTGGGCGGTGGTGTGAACCACAACAGCCCGGCCACCGGTGTCGACCTGAACGAGACCTCGTTGGAAGCCGCGATCATCGCGATCGCTGCCTGGACCGACGAGCGCGGCCTGCTGATCGCCGCCAAGCCGAAGAAGCTGATCCTGCCGCCGGCGCTGCAGTTCGTTGCGGTGCGTCTGTTGCAGTCCGAGGGCCGCACCGCGACCGCGGACAACGACATCAACGCGATCCGCAACATGTCGGCGATCCCGGGCGGCTACTCGGTGAACCACTTCTTGGTCGACGCGAACAACTGGTTCATCAAGACCGACGTGCCGAACGGCCTGAAGCACTTCAACCGTGTCGCGCTGAAGCCCGGCATGGACGAAGACTTCGATACTGGCAACTGCCGGTACAAGGCTCGCGAAAGGTATTCCTTTGGTTGGAGCGATCCTCTTTCGTGTTGGGGGTCCAACCCGTAAGCTAGCATTCTAGCCCGGTAAAGGCCCCCAAGCGGGGCCTTTTTAACGTCTCCGTGTGGTACTATATCGGTTGAACCACACCAGAGTTGTTTATGCACGTCGTCTACCAGATCACCTGTTCCGTCAACGGCAAGTTCTACATCGGCAGCACGGTCAACAAGGCCCAGCGGTGGGGGCGGCATCGGCGTGAGTTGCGTCGGGGTATCCACAAGAACCGCAACATGCAGGCTTCGTGGAACAAGTACGGCGAAGCGGCATTCGTCTTTGTCGTGGTCGAGGAGCTGACCGACCCGGTGCAGCTCATGGCCGCGGAGCAGCGGCGGCTGGACAAGGTCGTTGGCGACCCGCAGTGCTTCAACCACAACAAGTTCGCTGATGCGCCGTGGCGTGGCAAGAGCGGCGCAGAGACGCCGATGTACGGACGCAAAGCATCACCTGAAACCCTCGCCAAAATGAGTGCTGCGGCCAGCGTGTTTTTGCTCGGCAGGCCCGTGTCCGAAGAGACGCGGGCCAAGATCGCCGCCTCGAACAAAGCCTACCCGCACACCGAGAATCGCCACACCCCCGAGGCCAAGGCGAAGATCGCCGAAGCTGGCCGCGGCCGGCCGCAGTCGCTGCAGACGCGGGCCAAGCGCAGCGCCACAATGCAGGGGCACGAGGTCAGTACGCTGACGCGGCTGAAGATCAGCCAGTCGCTGAGCGGCGACAACCACCCGTATTACGGCAAGAAACGCAGCGCGGAGTTCAGCGCCAAGGTGTCCCGCCCCATCATCGCCACCAACCCCGCCGGCCTGGAGTTCACCTACCCGAGCATCACCCGGTTGCGCGAGGTGCTGCGCATGACGCCAACGACGGTGAATCGGGCTTTGAAGGCAGGTAAGCCCTTGACAGGCGGGCCGCGATCGGGCTGGAGCTTTCGCTACGTGGCGTAGACGCGTACACTCGGCCGCGTACCGGGATACCACCCTCCTGCGCCACGACTGGCCCGGCAGACGACATGCAGACTTGGCGCAGCTCAACTCGCATGTGAGGAAACTATGGCCAGAACTTCGTTCAATGGTCCCGTCGTCTCGAAGAACGGCTTCATCAGCGAGGCCGGCGCGAGCGGGATCGTTGGCCCTGGCTTCGTACTTACCGCAGTCCCCAGCGCTTCGCTCCCCGCGCCCACCGTGGCGCTGACCGGTGGCGTGATGCTGGTCAGTGACAACGGCGCAGGCAACAACGAGTTCTGTCTCGTTATCTGCACCGGCTCGGCGTGGGTGACCTGTACCGGGCAGCCGCTGACCTGATCGGAGTCCACCATGGACACCGATGTCACTGCAATCCGCATCGCCGGTGTTGCTGCCGGCAGCCTCTACACCGGCCGCATCCGTCTCAAGGGCGTCGTCTTCTGTGCCACGGGTGCGGGGCAGCTGGAGCTGCGCGACGGGCTCTCGGCTGCAGGGCCAGTGAAGCTCACGCTCGACGTCGTGGCCGGCACGGGCGACATCATCATCCCGAGCGGTGGCGTGCTCTTCGCGAACGGCATTTTCGCCACCAGCAGCGGCCTGTTCGTGAGCGCCAACATGTTCATCGGCTAGGAGCAATCATGCCCAACAAATACGTCGGCCACGGCCCGTATCACTTCGCCGAGGGCGGCACGGTTCGTGAGCCCACTCCCGGCCACGTCAAGAAGGAGCTGTCCTTCATGAAGGACAAGGGCGCGCCCAAGAGCATGATCGCGGCCGAGAAGAAGGAGCACGGCTTCGCGCCGGGCAAGAAGGGGGTCAACCCCTTCGCGAAGACCAAGTTCGATGACGGCGGTGCCGTTGGCGGGCTCGATCCCAAGTCGCGCGCCCAGGTCGTGCAGGCCGCACAGAATGCGGTCGGTGCGATGCGCCAGATGGGCGGCCAAGGCCGTCCGCAGCCCCAGGGCATGCCTCCGGGTGGGATGCCCCCGCAAGGCATGCCTCCGGGTGGTGGGCGTCCGCCGATGCCTGCGGGTGGTGGGATGCCCCCACCGGGTGGACCGCGGCCGCTGGGGCCGCCGCAGGGTCAGATGGGTGGTGGCCCGCCGATGCCGCAGCAAGGCATGCCCCCGGGCCCGCGCCCGCCCGGCATGGCCGCGGGCGGTGGTATCGACGACGCCACCCGTGCGCGGGCTCGTGCAGCCGTCGAGGCCCGACTGGCCCGGCAGGATGCCGAGGGTGCGGGTGACGCGAGTGCGGCGGACGCCACGGAGCCGGCGGTGCGGCTCGCACCCGTGCGCAAGCATGCGGTGAAGCGTGCGGCCGCGCCGGTAGCTGCAGCGTCGGCAGCGCGCCCCGCGCCGACGGTGCGCGAGCAGTTTCTGGGTGGAGGTACGGACCCGGAACTGGCAGCGGCTGCCTACCGGAAAATGCAGGGCGGCATTCCGCCCGGCATGGCCAAGGGCGGCAGCATCGATGGCTGCGCGCAGCGCGGCAAGACTCGGGCTCGGTAACGCACGATGGCCACCTCCGGCACCGCAGCGGCCAACTTTGAACTCATCGACTTGATCGAGGAGGCGGGGGAGCGCTGCGGCGTCGAGATTCGTGCTGGCCATCAGGTGCGCACCGCGCGCCGCAGCTTGAACCTGTTGCTGATGGAGTGGGCCAACCGCGGGCTTAACCTGTGGACGTTGGAAGAGCTGGCGATCCCGATGGTGGCCGGGCAGCGCATCTACGTGTTGCCCCCCGACACGGTCGACGTGTTCGAGGCGGTGATTCGCACGGGGGCAGGCACCAGTCAAACGGACCTCATCCTGAACCGTATCAGCGCCGCGGTCTACGCGACCATCCCGAACAAGCTGACGCAGGGCCGGCCCTACCAGATGTGGGTCAACCGGCAGATCATCCCCGAGCTTGTGCTCTGGCCGGTGCCCAACACGACGCCCTACGTGCTGGTGTGTGGGCGCATGCGCCGGCTGCAGGATGCTGGCACGGGCCTGACCACGCAGGACATCCCCTTCCGCTTCATGCAGGCGTTGATCGCCGGGCTGGCCTACCACATGGCCATGAAGTTCCCCGAAGGGCTGCCGCGGGTGTCGATGCTCAAGCAGCAGTACGACGAGGCTTGGATGTTGGCGAGCGATGAGGACCGGGACAAAAGCCCGGTGAGGCTCGTGCCGAGGATTGCATCGCTGTGAGCATCCCGTACGCCAGCGGTAAGCGCTCCTGGGGTTTTTGCGACCGGTGCAACTTCCGCTATCGGCTGCGCACCCTGCGCACGGAGACCGTGCAAGGCAGGCCCAACAACCTGCTGGTGTGCCGTACGTGTTGGGACAAAGATCACCCGCAGAACTGGCAGGGGGTCTATCCGGTGTTCGATCCCCAGGCGTTGCGCAATCCTCGGCCGGACCCCTCGATGGCCGCCTCGCGCGTTCTGAACCCCAACCCAGTACCCAACCCTGTCCCGCCGATCACGGCGCCTGAAATCCCGTAGGAGCCCCCATGGCCACGTCACGTGCATCGCTGCCCAAAGAGATGACGCCCTTCGGCAAGGGTGCCAAGAAGGCCCCGCCGTTCGGCAAGGGGCTGCCGTTCGGCGCCGAGCCTGTGGACAAAGGTGGGGACAAGCCACCGAAGAAGGGCAAGTTCCCCAACTTCGCCAAGGGCGGCAGCATCGCGGAGGACAACCCCACGCACAAGGCCGCGCCGGCATCGAACCCGCCGTCGAAGAACCCGCTGGACGATGGCAAGCCCTCGGGCGGCGGGCAGGCGCGTGGCGGTGGCAAGGCCACCAAGGGCAAGAAGTTCCAGGGCACGTTCTGAGCCATGAACTACGCTGAGCTGACCACCGCGGTGGTGTCCACGATCGGGAACACGTTTCCGGTGGCGGACATCGACCGCTTCATTCAGCTCGCCGAGGAGAAGATTTACAACGCCGTGCAGATACCGGCGCTGCGCAAGAACATGACCAGCAACATCACGCCGGGCAATCCGTACGTGACGCTGCCGCAGGACTTTCTCTACCCCTACTCGTTGGCCGTGATCGAGCCGACGACGGGTGAGTACAGCTACCT